TGCTGAAATATTATCATTGGCGAAAAATCTAGAATTGTTTTGCTTTAATCTTTCTCGAATCACTTCACTCATGGGTCTTTCAAATACTGCGCATTCATACCCAGGATGGTATGGTGCTTCTTCAACTAATTTATTCATAGTCATTTAATACCTTTGCTAATTTTTTCATCTCATCTTTATTCATATAAAATTCATAAGTATTTCTAAGAATTAAATCTTGATTTTTATCTAATTCTTCTTTAATAAAATATATTGCCTTAATGTCATTGGGAGTTTTACACTCACCAATATGAACAAATAGTTTAAAATTATCTCTCTCAATAATTTTCATTACGTTCCCCATTCATTTTTAAACAAAGGTACCTGAAGTCTATCAGAATAGCGCCAACCTTTTTTCATAGCCATCAATGCTACATTTTTATTATTCATGACATACACCGATTCCACTCCACCGACAGGCATTAGATATACTGGACCCTTAAACCCATGATCTCTGTAGCACTCAACTGCCATTTCTGCTTCGGCAACATCAATTTCATTGGCTACAACGAATTTTAAATAGGCATAACCATGTTCTTCATACTGCAGAACAATTTCTGGTTTGATGGCATCTTCCCATTTTTCGCCGCTAACACTTAGCTTGGGACTAATACTAAAAGTAAGACGATCCCAACCCTTACGCCAGTGTGTCTTTAAATACTCGGAAAATTCAGGTATTAGTTCTTGTGTTCCGTTGGTCTCGAACGTAAGTTCTTGTAGATCAACCATGCCCAAGTGCGATAAAAGCGTCGGGTATGCTTTTTGCCATCCAAGAAGTGGTTCTCCTCCTGTAATAACCAGATGTTCACTTTCCCACTTACTATGAGGAAGCATACGTAAAATGGCACCAACAATATCATCAATGGAATCATTTATGGCGTATTTTTTAAATTCTGGATATATGGAATTATAACTATCGCAACCTGTACGAACTAAAGGCAAATCCTTCAAAGTTTTATAATTACCAATATTCTTTATTACTTGTTCAACTTCTGGGTTTATTTTTTCCCCCGCAGGTATGTCCTGTAATTTCCTATTAAAATTTTTACAACGAAAATTACAACCAAACGTTCTTAAAAATACACTAGGAACGCCCATATAACGCCCCTCGCCTTGAATACTATAAAACAATTCACTTACTTTAATTTTATTCATAATGATCTCCTAATAACTAATAGTAGTATATTTAGTTATCGTTGTCAATATTTGGATCTATTTCTTCCGCCAATTTGTTCTTTTTTGGTAACTGAATTATTCTTTTACTCACATCTACCTGATCCAGTTGCTTTTTTAAATAATCCAAAAACTGATTATTAAATTCGCCCCCATCATGTTCTTGCGTAATAATTGCATCCAAGTCCATATTTTCTATCATCTTGTATTTAGTTACCTGCATCTTCTTTTCTTTTTGAATTCTTCGTAAAAAGGCAAAATAAATGATCTGGGTATAGTAGGCAAAAGGATTTGAAGATTTTGCTGGATCAAATTTGGCAACAGCAGTTAGACAATTCTCAATGCCATCACTTATCATATCGTCTTTAAAAGTATAATTAATAAAATTAGATTTGTATGATAAATGTGTTGCAATCTTTATAAAACATTCACCTATGTAATTAGGTACCTGCGGTTGAAGTTTGCCTTCTGCAGCAGCCTTATCAATTTGATCCCTATATTCAATTAGTGCTTGTAAAAATTTCTTGTTATCTACATAATGTGAAGATACGGGAATGGGTTCACTAATGGATTGTGTATCCTTCAGAGTTAAATCTTTTGATTTCTTCTTTGCTACTTTCATCATCTTCCTTTGTATTTTTAGCAATATTATTTAGCATATCAACCAATTTAACATGATCCTGCGATGATAATTGATTATTTTTAATTTCTTCCACTTCATCTTCTTTTTCTTTAATCAAAAAATTTAAATACCCTTCTCGTAATTCTTCTTCTATATCAGAGGAAACTATAATGGTATTAATAGGTATTTCAAATACTGTTTCAGTAGAAAATCTAATCCAAGGTTGAAATACGTAACCCTCAACTATACTCATGCCTCTGGGATATCGTATAGGAGTCAATATAACTGGATCAACGATACAAATAGTATTATTATCTCTAAGTTTTGTGCAATCATTATCTGTAGTACAAATTATATTATCACCATTAGTTAATTTTAAATACTTATAATAGAGGTTGGATGTACTCATTGAATAGGTACCTTTACTAGTTTGTAATCAAAATGCTCATCATTATAAATTTTAATACGCTCAATCATATGCAGTAACGTAAAATTTTTCTTAGATTTCCAAGATAAATCGTCACCTATATCATATAGATTACAAGAGTCTTTAGTTTCGCTTGTTCTAAGTCCTCTACCGATTGATTGCAGATTCCTCACTCTAGACTTGCTAGGTGAAGCAAAAATAATATTGTGCAAATTCCTAATATTTATTCCTGTCGAGAATGTCCCGACCGACGCTACTATTATAGCACCATTTTCTAATTCTGTCAATTGTCTAACATTCTCACGTTGTTCTGTATCAGTGCCACCATAAACAAAAAACACTTGTTTACCTTGGGCCTTTTCCAATATCATTTCATACAATTGTTTTCCATGTTTTTCTACAAATTGAAATAGCACCAAAGTATTTCCCTTTTGGTTTAAAGAAAGATTTCTAATAAACTTATTCCTCGGAGCATATTGAACCAAAAAATCCATCTCTTCTTGATAAGAACACCCTCGCATACTTTTTCTTATTTCATCTGTATATTCCAAAATTAGATTAGTAATTTTTAGATCAGCTAATGTTTTATCAGTTATAAGTTTCTTAGTAGTAGTGACCTTGTAGACAGGACCAAATAGTCCCTCCAATACTAATTTATGTGTTTTTGTTCCATCTAATGTGCCGGTGGTTCCTATACGGTATGGACTTATCGTGCACTTATTAAGAATACCTGTTAAACTTTTTGCCTTAAAAAGATGTGCCTCGTCTCCAAATATTACTTTAAACTCAGCGAAAAATTGTTTTGGCATCTTGTAGATAGATTGCCATGTACTAATAACAACATTGTAATCATTTAATTTTTCATGTCCACCGTATATTCGTCTACAATTTTCAGATGTTTTCCATTCATTTATTCCTGAATAGTCTTGAAAATCTGAGTACATCTGCTCCACAAGGCTTGTTGTAGGAACAAGAATAAGTTGTCGTCTTCCGTATTTTTCATGCCAACGTATGAGGCAGTAAATAATAAGAGATTTCCCCGAACCAGTTGGCGATAATAATAAGCGTCTTCCGTTGACAATTGCCTGATAGATTGCATCTATCTGATATTCTCTTATTTCTATTTGTTTGCCTTTTGATGTAACGTTCAAAGAATTGCAAAACTCTTTAATGTCTTTATATGTAATTTCGTCAAAAGATTTTCTATATTCAGATTCATCCAAGTCATAATCACGTTCCTCGGCAAATTTCTTTACATAATCAAGTAATCCTACATACAGTTCTTTAGTAATCATAGAAAATAAATGAACTTTACCATCCCAAACTTTTGATCTATACAATGGATGAAATTTGGCACCCGGAACATCAAAGGAAAAATAATCATTTAATTCTTGTGCTATGGAGGGATCAGTATCCACTATAATATGGACTTCATTCTTTTTTCTAATAGTAATTTCAGTCATTACATCAAACCATTAGTAAACTTGTACCACTCAATACTGGACTTTATGTCCCATGTTCTTGAATTGATAGATCGAATAATTTGCTCAAGATGATAAAGCACAGTTTTAAAATATTCTATCTTATCTGTTAAGGCAATTAAATCAACGTCACCTTGCAGGAATTCATCAATTTCATTTTTTAAAGGTTTTGCCCCCTGCCATTGAATCCATCCTTCCTGCTCCAATTCATCTTTACTCATTTCTCCCCGATAGTATCGATATTTCTTTCTTCTGCAGTTATAATAATCTGATTCTGCTTTTCTCAAATTAAGTCTGGTAGAAGAAAGAAAATTAAGATACTTGGCATGCAGCGTGGGCACACGAGCTGATTCTTTGCCTAGGTTTGTTTCATCAATTTTACAGTCTTCAGCCCAACTTTCCTGAAGCTCTGATAATTTCATAATTTTTACTGATATTGAATAATAAGCGAGGGGTTTCCTGCGAAACAGAATGAACCATAGTGATTTAAACTAATTGTTGGATCTAACCAAATATCTCCACCAATATCCTGCCATCGACGACAGAATGTGTAGTCCTCAGATAAATACCTACGATCTACTGGATCAATCATTGTATCAAATATTGCATAAAAATGATCAGATAGATCATTGTTTAGTTGGACATCATTATTGTATTTTAATTCTGGATATGCTTTGATAAGTTTCAAAATTGCCTGACGCTTGATCATCATGAAACCTGTACCTGCATCATGTAATTTAACTACTCCGCGATCCACTGCAATTGATCTACTTTCTTTGTTTATAAATTTGAAATTAACAGCATAATCTGCACCCATTGCTGCGATATTGGCACCCTCTTTTACTTTTTCGGGATCATTTTGAATTGTATCTTTGATTCTATCCCAATTAACCCCTTTCTTGGGATATGCACCCACACAAACATCTCGATTATGAGCATAAAGTTTAAGAATATCATCCACATTAAATTCAATATCTGCATCAATAAACATTAGATGGCTATAATCAGACGCTAAAAAATATGCCAACAATACGTTTCTTGCTCTTGTTACCAGTGATTCGTTTGCAATTGTGCCAAAAGCCAATGGCACTCGATGCTGATTAAAAAATGTCATCATTTTGATAACAGATCTAAAATATGGTTCTGTTAATGCTCCACCATAACAAGGAGTGGCGATGAAAAATTTATTATTTCTTAGTTCATCTATACTAATAGATATCTTGCCTTGATTATCTACAGTTGTGGGTTGCATGTTTTCTGCAGTTGGATCAATATTTTCTGCCATAATTACCTCAAAATTTATAGGGGGTTAATATCAAAATACTTATACTTGAATGATGCGATTCCTATGAAAAATGGAACATCGTTTGTAGTCACATCAAAATCTAAAGCTTCTACGGAAATCGGGAATAAATCATAAAATATGATATCAGTTTTAGGATTGTTTGTCGAGTCTAAAATCGTCAAAGTTGCATCTGAGTAAGCCATTCCATCTGTTCTTCTGCCACCCTGCGAATAAGGAAAACGATTTTCTCGTTTTTGAACAAAACTAGTAAATTGTTTGTGTTCTTTTGGAAAACCTAAAGCAATTAACCAACCAAATAATTCAAGATAATTGGACATATCTTCTTGAATTAAAAATCTTATAGTAAAATCCCCAAAATTAACTTTATCGCCTACTATCGGTATGTCAACAAATGGAGTCGGTTGAATAGCATTGCCTAGTTGCAATGAAGGCAAATTAGCAGATTGACAAGTATATGCCACATAGGGCATTTCTTTTATTATAAATCTAAAACCATTGGGTCTTAGATAATCATAGGTCGTAACTCTATTATTGTAATACGAATCTTGTAATATTGATATATTTGCTGTATATGCCATCTAATCTCCTTCACTATATTTATAAAGATAAAAAAAGGGGGATTTTACTCCCCCTAAATCCGATCTTCGTCGGCTCAATATTACATCAAATTGGTAACCTTAGTACGACGATAGTACTGATTACGATTTGCTGTAAAGGTTGATGCATCCACATCGCCGTTAGCTTGTACAACATATGGATTCGCAATTAGACCATAACGTGTCTTAAAGCCAATCTTTGGCTGGAAGCTGTTAGGATCGACCGCACGAACCATTTGAAGAGGAACATATGGGCAATAAAATAAACCAGCATCATACGGGCTAGAACCTTTATAACCAACGACATAAAACTGATTACTTGCACCAAGGTTAGCAGAATATGGGTCAACATAAACACGAAAACGCCCATTCAGAACACCAGCAAAGGTATTACCGGTATCATCAACATTTAAACTTGTAGAAAGTGCAGGGGCATAATCAAGAACACCGGCCATTGCTAAAGCAGATGCTACATCTGCAGAGCAAACAATGATGTTGCCCTTTCCTCTACGAGTATCTTGGGCAATATGATTAGCATCGCGTTCGATATTAAACAATAAGCCCTTAAAACGCTCAACCGACCAACGTCCATTTGAATCAACATCTAAATCAAATGTTCCTGCAGTTGCTGTAGCAGGAGAACCTGCCTTAGCTACAGTATAGATCAAACGAACGATTTCGCGATTGATTTCAAACATAAACTCTTGAGAGAGAATATTTGAAAGTTCTGCCTCAGCATCAAGACCATGAATTGCTTTCAAGTCTTGTGCAAGTTCTACAGTATACTCAGCTTTCAGTGCACGAGTCTTTGCAGTAACTGTGGTCTTATCGATACTAAAAGACATATCGTTAAATGCAGCATTACCTGTGGTACCTAATTGCTCACCATACGCTGTGGTCATACCACCGGCAGTCGTATAAGGTGAATCAACTGGATTGGTACCTGCATGCGCAGGGCTATTGGCTCCTGACACCATCGTGTTGGCTTCATTGTACAATGCTTCCAACGTAGGATCAGTATTGGAACGACCTGAACCAACGTGGGCACGCATTGCAAAAATAAGTCCTGTAGGTCCCGTCATAGGCTGGACACCGCAAATATCATATGCCATAAGATTTGGCATAGAACGACGAACCAATCCAATTAAAATAGGATCATACGTGTCGAGTCCGCCGGTCGATTGAATATTATTTGAAGCAGGGCCCTCAAAAAGAGACATACGCTCTTCACGCAAAGCTCTTTCCTGATTTTCTAAAAGAACAGAAGTGACAGCTTTCTTGTATACATCTTTGATTTCGGGAAGATCTGGATGCTCAAGAATAACTTGCCATTTCTTTTGTAGTTGTTCGGATAAAAACATTTATTACTCCTTAGTTATTTTTTTATTGTTCTTGATAGCGCTTTGGCATATCTGGATACAGTGCTATCTTCGACAAGGGTTTCAATGGGGGATTCTGAATCTTCCGTAATTGATGTGGATGCTTGTTTAACACTGTTATTCTTTGGAAAATAATTTTCCTTAATTACAGAAACTTTTTCCGTAAATAATTCTTCATTTTCAAAATCAACGCCTTCTAATAGCTTCACTAATTTTTCAGCTTCAGTGTCAGCTAAATCTTTAGATATATTTTCTAAAACAGAATGACGCTTTAAAGAATCAAGTTCTTTCTTTAATTCTATGCTATTATTTAATGCCTCATCAAGTTTAGATTCAAGAGTATCTGCTTTTTCCTGAAGTTCTCCTATAACATTATATTTTTCTTCAGGAATCTCAATATAATGTTCTTTAAATAAAGATTTCATACCTACTATGAAATCCTCGGCAATTTCCGTACGTAATCCATTTTCAATTGCTAATTCGTTCTCTATCATCCATTGTTCAACGACATAATTTAAAAATGAATCAATTTTTTCAATCATATATTCTTTGGCTTCCACAAATTCTTTAACTTTTTGCTCTTCCAATTGTTCAACAATTTTTTCCATTTCAGAATTAACTCTAGCAACAACAGCTGCTTCAAAAATAGAGGTTGCTCTATTAGCAAAGTCCTCAGAAACATCTTCACCAAAAATTGATATAATTTGTTCTTTCAAACTAGGTTCTTCCGTGCTTTCTTTTTGTACATTACTCGCACTATTTGGTTGATTAACAGCATTTGCTGAATCACCGATAGTTGTAAAATTGGGTGTTGTGCCTGGTCCTTTAGCTGATAAAGAATTTTTCGAAACTGAGGTAGCTGCTCTCATACCTTGATTTGGTTCTTCTTCATCTCTAACATCTATATTTGCCTTCTGAGACGAGCCCTGCATAGGATATGTTGCATCACCGGCATTTGCTGGTTTGATACTTGTATCCTTAGCTACGGAAGTAGATCCCATTGGCTGTGCACCTTCTTCCGACAGAGTCTCGGCGTCAGTTGCTTGAGCTTTAACTCGCTCCAGCAATTCTTTAATTTTAGAGTCGACTGACATCCTTCTCTCCTATGAGTTATTAATCTAACTTTAATATTTATAAAAAATGATTACTTGATATTTTTTAAGAATGCTTCGAATAATTTTAGTTTTGTTTCAGCTAATTTTTTACTTGAAGCATTTTTAACTATTTTCTGTGCCGTTTCTATTTGTATAGTTTTCCAAATACCATTTTCACAAATCCATTCTGCATTTTCCATTATGCCCTCTACAAAAGCATTAGGCGCAGAAGGATCAGCGACAATATCCACGGTAGCTAGATGAAAATCATCTTGTACTTCGTTTACGCCGTTAACATCTTTAAGAGAACCCAATCCCCTAGACGAAACTCCCAATTTCACACCCTCTTCTATAAAATTTTTAGCAATTTTTCCCATGGGCGTATCTAAAATTTTAGCAGTGCCTATAATATCGTTTCCTGCCCATTTTAATTCAGTTATTAGATGAGATACTTGATTCAAATTAATTGTAGGATTTGGAGGGTGCCCCAATTCTCCTAAAGATCTTTTTTCATCTATCAAAGATTGATAACGAGCAATTTCTTTTTCAAGAATAGGTTTACGATATATTCTCCCATTACGATTTTCCTGCTCTGATTGCATAAAGATACCTTTAATATAGGTACCCTTTTTACCACTGTTTTCTTCAGTAATATATTCAAGCTCTTGAGTTATTTCTTTAATAAGTTTCATTTAGCTTGTTACCTTGGTTAAAGGTTGCTGATTTGGTTCGGTAAATCCATTATTCTTTGTCAAACCTAGATATAAAGTGCCACCGCCTGAAGGTATCGTTACAGAAATATTAGCAGTGCTATTTGATGAATCTACGAATCCCATCATTTGACTCATAGACCAATTATCATTACCATGTAAAATCATTACATTTGCACCACTAACTGGTCTCTTAATAAGTATTGGAGCATTAACATCTGTACTGGTCCACAAAGCAGAATTAATAGTTACATTGGCACCGCCGGTATAACCACCAAAAGATTCATCTGCTAACGACAAATCTTTAATATCTAACGTATTAGTACCGTCACCTATAAATTTGACAACAGCTTGCTGCCTAACTTTTTTAAGAATAGAAATTGTAACAGGCATTACGTTATTTCCTTATATTTTTATTTTTCATAGCTCTCAATAATTTGAAATCATCTGCAGTTATTTTATCTTTTTCTGGTTCATGTAGATCAATCTTTTGTTGATTTGGATGCAATTTTTCACTTATTTCATTCTTTTTATGATTAATCTGATATTCCGCCATAAGAATATCTAAATCTTCAGTGAAAATAACTTCATCGCCATGCTCGAATCTTACAGTATACCATTCTATATTACCGTCTAAGTCTGGATCAGAATGTTGATCTTCCAAAACTATACCTTCGCCAAAAACATCTGAAAATACATGTTTGGTAAAATATTCTTTATTTTCATCTACTTCTTGTTTATTAAACATTAGATAATCATATGCTGAATCTAAATAATCTGCAGCCTTAGTTATTTTTGCTTGTACCCAACCATCAAGTTGTTTATCATCATTCATTATCATAGCAAGATCGGTTGCTTGCTTAGCAATTTGCATTAAATCGCCCCTGGCCATTCTGCCCTCATCATCCAAAGACTCATTCATTTTCTTATTTTTCATTATGGATTTGGCAATTTCATGAGCTTTTTTGATAGTGCTTTTTTCCAATGGAGGAGTATCTCCAGTAGACTTCATAGCTTGCGCCATCCCTATAGCATATGGGCTACGAGATTTTGCTTCATCTATTTCTAATCTAAAAGAGGTAAATTTTTTCATTAATCTTCTCTCGAATAAATTGTTTGAGCTAACTCTATTTTTTTATTTTCTATTGCATCTGCCATTTTGGCACCAATAATATCTTTAAATATAGACTGAGCATCAGAATTTTTATCTTGTAATATTGTATCAACCATGGATCTAATTACGTCACTATGGTTATCAGATATATCAGCATCAGTTGTCTCATTCTCTTTCATATTATCTCCTATTGTTGTGGCATAGCATTATTTATTGATGCTGAAGATGGACTTTCAGATTCAATTTGATTCTTTATATTTTCAATATCTTTTTCACTATAACGTAATACTTTTTTCATAATATATTCTTGACTAAAATATGTACCAACAAAGGGAGCCATAAGATTCAAAACATCTATTCTATTTCTTAAATTTTCGGCATCCTTTAATTCCGAATAGTATCTATCTTGCGCATAAACATAATTAATATCTTCTTTAATGTCATCCCAATCAGAATCTGTAATTATATTCTTCAATAGTAACTGTGTTCTGAGTATATCTTGAAATAATTCATTAAATTTTTTGCGAAGTTTATCTATAAACTTACCAAATCTTAATTCATCTCTAGTAATTTCAGCAGCACGACCAAAATTCATGCCGGAAGAAGGTTGTAATCTAGAAACAGGTACATTTAAAGATTGATATAATTTATTTTGAAAATAGTTTATATCATCAATTTGCCCGAGATTATCTCCTCCGGGTAAAGTAGTTATTTCTGTTCCTCTACCCCCTTCTCTTCGAGGTAACCAGAAATCCTCAAGCATTGACATAAATTTTCTATCATCTCTAATCTCACCTGTCTGAGAATCATATACGATTTTATTACGATACTTATTCATTACATCTTTTAGATATTGTTCTGCCTTTACTTTAGGTAAATTTCCAACATCTATATAAAATATTCTTCTCTCAGGTGCACGAGAAATTCTATAGATGACTAAAGAATCCTCCATCATTTTTAACTGATTTGCAGGTTTTATTGCTTTGTGTATATAACTTAAGACTATACTTTTTTCTAAATCCATTAATCCAGAAGAAACAAATGTAATCGTATCAGGAGATATTTTAATTCCCTGATTCATCCCTGGAACATTTCCATACTGTTGTGTATATTTAATTCCTTTATCATTGTAAATATAAAACTCATCAATTTTTTCTATTATGTCTATACCTTCTGGTGATTTCTTTTTCTTTACGTCTCTTACTTTTTTAATCTTCCGAGGGTCAATATATCTTAACTCAATCACTCCCTTTTTAGGATTTTTATTATCAATTATCTTTTGAAAATAAATTCTACCATCTATATACCAACGTCTAAAGTAATCTTGCCCTTTAGATTTAAATTCTAATTTCTTAAGTATACCATCGAATTCATTTCTAATACTAATTTTAATTTGTTCAGACAATTCTACACTATCCAAATTAATGTCCACTAGCTTTTCTATTTCTGTTCCGGCAATAGCTTCTGTTACTATTTCATCTATAGCGTTTGCAACATCAGCGTACATTGCGGTCTCTCTATACCGCGTAATAACATCCGATTCTGACTTGGCAGTAGCATCCAAATCTACATAAGTGCCGAAATATCCACCTCCCGCAACTGTAGATGCGCCATCATCCGAATCTGGAGTTACAAAGCTTTGTTTTCTAAGCTCCAGACTCGGCGCTTCATCTTTACTTATAGTATAACCAAATAATGTAATTGCCATATTGTAGAATCAATGATTATGCAAAAATATTAGTAAAAGAAGATCCAGCAGTTTGAGATGTAACAAAATGCTGATACTGCCATGTTACAGTAAAAGTCGATATAGTATCGTTTGCACCAAAATCTAATCCCACGGGCGATACATCTATTGGAAATGCATTTACAATTTGATAACTTTTAATAACTTTTCCATTACGATCTAATTGAAAAACATCTAGATTTCTTTGATATTCCGCTGGATTTAATCTTCCTATTTTAACCACTAAATCATCCATACCATTCATCCATTGTTCCATGGCACCTCGAATAGACATATCTGCATCGTTAAGAATAGTAATTGTCCAGGGGGCAAATACTCGATCACCTGCAAATTTTACTTCACGTCCTCGATACAATACTATTGCTGGATTAACAGTTTGTCCTGGTAATTCAGCAACACTAACTAAATAAGGTGCTTGTCTTACTGCATTTGCCGCATTAGTTACATAAGTTGGAAAACTTAGTTGTACAGCAAACTGATTAGGACGAGTACCACCATTTACTAGCGCCGCTTTAAACTGATCTACATTAAATGTGGTTGCCATTTATTCTTCTCCCTTTATTATGCGCCAACTTCTTCAAAATTAATACCTGAACGTGTCGCAATAAAATTTAATTGAATAAAATTGATAGAGCGAGCAGGTTTGACAAAGATATCTGCCACAAATTCATTTCTATCAATTACCTCGCCTGTATTGTTCGTATCGTCGCAAACTACTTTAAAATCTGTAATACCACGACGACCTTGTACATCTCTAAGAAAAGGTTCAACTAAATTACGAAATTGTGCACGGGTGAACGCATCATTAAATTCAAACAACTGAAACTTGGCTGCTGTTGCAATTGCCTTTTCCAGTACTATAAACAATCTACGAACATTTATTCTATCGAACGCACTGGGTTTGGATAGAAGAGTCTTATCACCAAATAAAACTGTTCCTTGTCCAGGGAATGTTACGATTGGATTAACACCTTTTTTATACAATGCATCTCTGTCTGCTTGTCTAGGCGAATAGGCAAGTTTAACAACATTCTTTATTTGCCCTCTATTTAATCCGGCAGGCGAGAACCAAGGATCTGTAGTAAAATCAGTTCTAACAACGGTACCAGCGGTGTCACCATTACATGGAACCCAGCGATAAACATCATTGTATCTATCGAACTGATACTTAAATCCCGAATCCATCACGCCATATGATGAGGATGGAAGAGAATCCCTATATCCCGTAATATTAGTTGTTTGAGTGGAATTACTTGCAACTCCTACGACATCAGATTGTTCTGGTGAAACAAATGCTATACAATCTTTTCTAACCTCACAAACATTATTAATAACATAGGTTGCTACGGTAGAAGAGACTGCTCCTAAAGGAAGTAAGCTTACATCATATAATTCATCGTTAGCAAATTCAGCATATGCAGACAATATATTTGCATCTGATAAAATATCGTTACTTACACCACCAGAAAATGATAATTGCACATTAGCTGTTAAATTTCCAAATGTTCTTGATATTGCACTATTACCCCAATTGGATACAGTTAAATCTGTTGGGTGTGCGTTCCACCAAACGTATTTAGAAGAATTATTCAATACGTTCTTGTAATAATTTGTAGATCCATCAAATTTCTTAGCATCAGATGCTTTTGAAACATTGGGGAATTTTTCTAAAACTGTTCCTGCAGTACCAGTCCAAGTACCGTCCTCATCAACAATAATAACATGCATTTCATCATACAATCCACCAGCATTGGTGACAAATGTAGATGTACCAGGTGCACTGTCAAAATTGGAAGCGTAATTCCAACTAGACCATGTATTTGCGTCAGCAATAGATATTTTTAATGCATTACCCAAAGATCCTGGATATTTGGCAATAGCCACACCATAGTTAACGTTATTGGTATAGGATCCTTCATAATTATTCAAATTAGTAACAACAATATTAGATGATGAATTAGCGTTTGCTACAGAATTTCTAGCTGTCGACTTATTTACAGCACGGATTACCTGAAGATTGTTACCATAAGATAGAAAATTTGCTGCAGTAAAAAAGGATTGGAAAGTAGTATCGTTTGGCTTACCAAACACCTCTACCAATTTGTTCTCAGAATCAATAGTTGTAACTTCATCTACAGGACCCCACTGAAAGGCGCCAGCAAAAGCTCCAGCTGTAGTCGATACTGTGGGGACAATAGATGTAAGGTCCTTTTCAGTGACTAGCACGCCCGGTGAAAGCTGAAATGCCATTTTGTTCTCCTTGTATATTTAAACACGTGTCATGTCAAACTAATTACTATTTATTTATAAATAATGATTTTTATACTTTATCACCATTTATTTTTAATCTTTTCCAATTCAGTATTTAAATCTTTATGAAACCATAAATCCGTTCCGCTTTGATCTATTTCCATTATATCTTCTCTTAGACCATCATCAAAAATACCAAAAGGTGTTAAATCTTCTTCAATATCTCTAATTTGATTTTGATACAAATCTAAACGTAAATTTGTATTGGTCATATCTTTAAAATAAAGTTCATTAGTCATCCATGCCATCAATACTAATGTCATTACAAGATCATCATGATAACCATCATCTGCAGCAAAGGATCCTCTGGTTTCTATAAATGTAGAAATCTCAGAAATGATATCTGCATCATGAATTAGTAATTTATTATTTTCTATCAATCCTTTTAAAATCGCACACCCTAGTCTTTTAACTTGTTTAGTTGTTCTAACACCTAAAGTGGTATTTGATTTGAAACCAGCAGATAAATACTGACCATTTTTACCATCATACCCCACAGCAAGCACATTTTCATATTCTAAATCCATATACAAAGTATTTGCTATTTGTTGACCGTTATCATTAATCTCCACAAGCACAAATGCCTTATTATAATCATTGGCAACCTTGGCAATGATAGTGGGATATAACAAAGGATTTATTTTATTATCTTTATACTTTGCCACAATCTTATATGGATATTCTGTTATATCTATTACGGTAAATGCTGAAAAATCCCGCTCAACACCTCTAGAAGTATCAGCTATAATAGTATAAATATGATTTCTGCCTTCTAGTTTACCGTCAGAATTTTTAAATGCTCTAATGGGATTTTCTATAATATCCAAGCCATCTTTAGAATAAAGATAATGTTTAGCAGACATTCTTGCAATGACATCTGGGTTTATAAGTGTATTAGATGATCCTAAAAATTTACAAAGTACTTCTTGATTAAATTTTAGTTCACCTAGCATGGATTTTTGTTCTGCTGCCCATTTTTCCGTTCTTCCAGGAATTCTTGTATATGGAATAAACATAGGAACAAAACCATTGGTTTTTTGTTCAGCCTCATTCCAAAATTTCCAAAAGTGATTATATCCCATGGGTGTAGATGTCAATAAAATCTTCGTAGTTTCACCAGCAGAAATTGTCGGATAAACTGACGTAAAAAATTCATCAGCAACAGTATTCGGAATAATAGCAGCTTCATCTATATACAGCCAGTTAACAGATTTTCCGCGAATACCAGATGTACTGGTTGCAGCAGTAAAAACCCTAGATCCATTTTCTAATTCTATATCTCCCTTATTCCATGTCTTTACACCTTGTTGCATCCAAATAGGTAAATGTTCATACATTATTTGATATCTATGTAAAACTTCTCTGGCAGAAGATGATTTATTTGCCAAAACAGCAACAGTTTTATTTGATTGAAACAATGTGTACCAAAGAATACAAGCAGCAGCAGTTATCGTTTTGCCCTGTTGTCTGCCCTCCATTAGAATTACTTTTCTATTGTTAAGAATAGTTTCAACTTTTTCTTTTTGACAATCATATAATTTAAATAACACCAACCCTTGATCCAAAGATACTATATGGCAATAATTTTCTATGAAATATATTGAATCACCTGAACATTTAAGTAGTTCTTTTACCTGCTCAATAGTATATGAAATAGTAAAATCTATTGGCTTAAGATTAGGATTTCCCAGGTATGATTGTTTATCATTGGACATATGAATTGCAATCTTTATTACATTTTAAACAACTAATGTTTTGTCTATTTTTAGTATTATTCATTGTTTATAATTTTACCGTCGTCTTTCTTTAATAACTTTAACAATTCTTCAGTTGATCCAACAAATACATTATTAGTTTGACTATTTATTGCTGATTTTTTATCTATTTGTTCTATATCTTTGAGTTGTTTCTGTAACGCAAGTAGATCTTTTGCAACATCTGATACAGTTTTAATAAGTTGTCCAGCTACTTCAAATGATCTAGGATGTTCTGAATTTCTTGCTAAGTGAATCATTTCATCCAAAGTCGATTCACCTTTTACTATTAGATTTCTTAATGTACCTCTGGCTAGTTGGTAATCATTTTCCTTTTCAGATACTCTATCTTGCACCGGCAAGATTATATCGTCAGTTTTTAATGGTTCTATATTGAATAATGTATTCAATGTTTCCATATTCTTCATTAGAATTCCTCGAAGTTTTCATCAAATTCTATATCATCTCCAGGAACAGCTGTACTTGGAGTTGCTGTAACATCGTATTGTTGAATTCTACTTGATAAAGCAGCATCAGAAAAGGTATCTACAGCTACACGTCGTATTATGCCTTGTTTATTGACCGGACCATAAAAATTAAGTTTAACGGTAAAATTAAATGTCCAGATAATAGTTCTACGTGTTTCTAAATCTCCTTCATAATCGTCCTCAAAACTTACACCATCTAAAATGATAGGCAAATCATGAACAATAGACATAGAAGGTATAGCTTTTAATGTTAAATTAAAATCTGGATTAAAATAAGGTAGTATTTGTTCTACAATCTGTAAAGCATCATCTTGATTCTTTGAATAGGCATACAAATTAATACTCATATTATAGGGTGTCGGTGCATACTGAGCATTTAAAGTAGTTAATGTAGAATTCACTACTCTATTTTGTTGCACTAAACTGATTCTTCGTTGAGGGTCATATGCCAATCCAACCATTTCAAACGACATACGAGGCAGGGTTACTTGTTGTAGAGTATCCTCTACTACAGGTTGCTGCTGTATTCTTGCCAAGAATTTTTGTCTAGGTGCGTATGCCAGAGGCACTCTAATAGATTGGACAACCGCACCAGCGGAATCCTTGCGATCAATGGTAATTTGATTAAACATATTACCAAAAGCTACTATTGATCTTCTTATGGTGCCCCAATAGAATTTACTAAGCATTATATACCTCGCCAAAAGGATTTCTCTCAGTAAAATCTAGTATATCATTAATATTTGTTTCAAAGTTTTCATTATCAGCATTGGTATCAATAGTTATCACCGAATAATCTTCTTTAACTAAAACAGATTCGGTCTCATATTCTAACAAGAATTTATCACCCGATTCTAACAATAATTCATAATCACTAATGTTAAGAGAAGAAACTTTAATTTCTGCATCTATATCTGAATTATTAGTATCGAAATCTTCAGAGCTGTATTGAAATAATTCACATTGTAATTTAAAAATATAAAGTTGACCCACCTGAAAAAATGGATCAGTAGCAACAACTTTTCTTATTTCGAAAAAAGAATTAGTTAATGGAAAATAAATTAAATCTCCTTCTGCCGGTCTTAACTGCAGAACAGTATTTCCAGTTCTTCCTATTTCTAATTCCCAACGTCTTCTGGAAACTATAAAGGTTGCATTATCTCTTATTTCCAAACCAAATTTGGTAATTAGTTCACCGTCTCCTCCAAAACCATCCACATTTTCCAAATACATTTCAATGGGTAAAGCATTCTTATATTTGTTTAGAGTATCTTCATTTAAAATTTTATCCTCATTAATTTCTTTTCTGGCAATGTAATAGGTATCAAATCCGTAGATTTTTAGGCACTCGATTATTAAATCTTCGTGCAGATGACTCTCCGATCTGATACCCATCGGAATGCCTGATTGAAAATAATGATTTACTGCCATTGGTTAACTTTAGAATAGACTTTCTATAGACAAGGTGTTATTATTCTCTATGAGCCTGAGTGATAAGATTAACCCATTTGCATATCAACAGGTAATTCATAAGTATTTCTAGTTAATTCTTCAATTTCTTTAATTTCTTCTATAGCTTCATCAAATATGATTTGTCCATTTAATTGAACACCGCCTGGTAATTGTACTCCTGAAAACTTCTTGAGATTAGATCCCCATTGCTTTTTTATTAATGCAGTTGCATATTTCTTAAGAATTCTATCATTATAAACATCTGTATAAGTATCAGGATTTAGTACTCTGTAGCATTCGACAATTAAAAAATCACCAGCAGATATATCTGCTGCCCAATCCATATCCACATATAAACGATTAGTATGTCTATTGAATCTAATAGGTTTTTGTCCAACTAATAACTGATTTAGTAATTCAATATGCTGTCTTACCATTGAATAGTAAATCATATCAGTAGACATTAAACTATACAAATCGTTTATTAAAATTTGATAACGAATATCAAAAATGTTTAATCCCGTTGTTCTATTGGTAAAGGGAAAAACTTTAGTGACACCTGTGATGGCATCTGATATTTCAAAGTATTGTTGACTTATTACATTTGATGTAGCTTCTGCTTTTAGATAAACTAATTCAACAGCATCATAATGAAATTCTCTATAAAATTCCAATGCTTCATCAATACGATCTTCCAGCTGATCGTCATCGACATTAATTTCAATGACAGGATGCCCCAACTGTCTTAAACAGTAATCAATTAATTGTTGTCTAGAATTTGGATTTGCCATTTTATTTCCGATTTATTGAATATTTATCTATTATAAAAATCTCAGAATAGAAAACAAATTTTCTCAACTTACATTAACACCGGGGCGAAGCATTTGAATGGTTACATCGATACCATAGAAACGATAGATTCTGTTATCCACGCATTAACTCCATTTGATGATTACGATACCGGAACCGCCTGCTCCACCGTTGCCTCCACCACCACTAAAGCCGCCTCCACCACCACCACCACCCGTGTTAACCGTGCCAGCGCCGCCAGTTGTATCGTTTGCTGTTCCAGTTCCACCGCCACCGGTACCCGCATCAGGAACCGCCCCTCCCCTGCTACCCGCTCCACCGCCGCCAGCATAAGTTACTGAAGACCCGCTTATTGAAGAAACGGTTCCATCTCCTCCATATCCCTGACCGTCGGTATTTCCTGCCTCAGAAGCACCACCCCCACCACCTGCATAATAATTTGGTGCAACCGCAACAGATGATCCTCCGTTATTACCTTGACTTGGAGATGTAGAAGGTGTGTTGCCTGAACCTCCTAAATCTGTTCCCGGCGACCTATGCCCACCGCCACCGCCAGATCCACCATCCAATCCGTTGTTATTATCACTTCCGCCACCACCGCCACCAGCACTAGTAATTGATGAAAATGTTGACTGTCCTCCGGATGTCCCATTATTTCCACTACCTGCGCCGCCACTACCGCCTGCACCAACAGTAATTGTGTAAGAAGTTCCTGCCGTGACTGCAAGCCCAGTACCAGTTCGAAATCCACCGGCACCGCCGCCACCTCCTTGTCTACCACCGGCACCACCCCCACCCGCGACAACGAGGTAATCCACACTTGTCACACCCGGAGGACATGTCCACGTTCCTGACGTATTAAAGATGGCTGTGCCACCACCTGATGGCATGAGGTATGCAATACCTACGATACCGGAGCCGCCTGCGCCAGAAGCTCCCGGATTTCCGCCTCCTCCACCGCCACCA